TATAGAACACATGCTTTGTTTTGTAAAGCATTTTGCAGGGCGATGCAATGCCAAGACACCGCCCTGCCGCCAGAACTCGTATGCCATTTGTTAAGGCTGACTGTATCATACTGCACCGGAAGCGTAAAAAATGTCGAATACAGCGTTTTCGGGCAAAAAAATAAAGGGGCTTGCAATAAGCCCCTAAATTTCCTTGATCTGTGTCTTTATTCCTTTCATGAGATTCCCTTCTACATTCATCAGGTATCCCTTTTCTGCAAGAATATTTGCAAAAGCAGTTGCGTTTTGTTCGGAAGAATATACACCGGCAATGACATAATACAGGGTTTTTGTTTCCGGTTCATCTTTTCCCGCTTCTCCGGTCGCATTCACGGATTTGATCTCCAAACCGTCGTAGATTGCCTGCACCATCTTTTCACAGTCATACAGTGCATAGTCGTCCAGATCATCCACAAAGCAGCATTCAATCAGCATAGCTGGCGCTTTGGTATTTTTTAAGACATATAAACCGTTGCTATACTTGACACCTCGATTTGTAAACCCAAGGGACGCGACACTGTTACATATTTTCTGCGCATAGCTTTCGATTTCTGTTCCCTTGTTGTTTGGATGTATCCATACCTCAACGCCTCTTGTCCTGCCGTCGGATGCAGTCTCTTTGGACAAAGCGTTAAAATGTATCGAAATATCAAGATCAACCGCGTGCTCGTTGCACTTCGATACAATCTTCTGTAAAATATCTTTTTGGCTCGACCCGTTATTGCATGTGCAATCGTAAACCGTATGCCCTGCGGAACGGATTTTCCCGATCAGAGCATTGCAAACATTCCTGTTTTCGTATGATTCATTTAAATATCCGACGGAGCCAGCTGCTGGCATTCCGGATGGATTGTGCCCCGCGTGGATGTTGAAACTCCTTATTTGTACCGTGGGTGTTTCCACTGCATCCGCTCCGGTTGTAGAATCATACTTTGTCAGGTTGTATGCCTCGATACAGTTTGTAAGCGTTTCCGCGTAAGTGGCGGATGTCGCGTATTCGTCCGCTTTTATAAGCTTACAATACGTTTTGTAATCCCTCTGACCAATCAGGTTTGCGTAGCGCTTATTCTGCACGAGGAAGTCTGCGTGGTCTTTTATGGAATCGCTCCAACTGTCATAGGCGCGAAACGAGGCCATAACGTCGATATATTTGCCATTTACGTACTCTTTTGTAAGCTTCTGGCAAACTTTACCGCTCCATCTGCTGTCCGCCTTGATCCCAAAAAGCGCATTGCCTTCCGTCGCAAGCTGGCTTGTGCCGTATTTGCTTTCAATTATCGCCTGAGCGATTGACGGGGATGGAAGCAGGTTCACGGCATTGCAGGAGCTTACAATTTCATACGCGACCGTAGATAAAAATTCTTCTACTTTCATTTTTTGCACCTCACATATCCTGGTATTCTTCCAACTCTTCTGTTCCGGTTGTTTTCTCTGCTTTTTTAATCGCATCGCTTCCGAAAATGCTGGACAAGTGCTTTACAACCTTACCGGAGTAAACGCAGATAGCAGCAATCAGGGTGGCTTTTGGTTCCATACCAAGAGTGTCTGACAGACTCGGAATCTGCTCGATCGTGTAGGCAAGACCGATAAACATTGCCGCTACACAGGCTGCCTTTGCAAGCCCGTACAGAAGCTTTTTTGCATCGAATTGACCGTCATTAAGTCCGATGTTTACATATAATCCACCAAGGATATTGCAAAGCACCGCTATACCAAGGATTCCGATCAGCTTTAAAATTTCTACCATAGCTTTTATATTCCTTTCAAAATAGCTTGTACACTGGCTTTTCCTCATTAAAAAACCAGTATCTTAAATAGTCATCACACACAATTGCAACCGCTGATACGACGCACCATAGGAGTGAAAACGGTAGGCATATTTGCCCCAAAATGTTAAAAGGCATGTTTGAGTAATCCCAAACATGCCAGCCGAGCCAAAGATTTATTATGCAGCCAGATATAAACTCCACCGCAGTTACAATGCAGCCACCTATGACACACTGTTTCCAGAATGCCATTTCCCACGGAATAACTTCGTTTATCAGTCCGATCATGCAAAAGCACAACCCGCCGACGATAAACATCGTCCAGTGTGTGTGACCTCTTGCCATGCGTTCGAGAGTATTGTATGTTATTCCGCCGAAGGAAAACAAAATGCAAAGTTTAAAGAAGTTTTTTAGATAACGCATAAATATTACCTCCGAACTTTAATACCGGAGCGTGATAAACCCTTCCGTTGTATCTCCCCATGTTTGAGGTCTATTTCTCGTTCCAATTACTGTGCCTACTGTAAGATGGCCTTGCGCATAGTCATCTTCGACAGTGACGATCAACTTGTCGCCATCCCATTTTACGCAACCTCCTTGCCAAGTTTTGAGCACAGAGTGCGGAGGATCGTCAAAATATACGCCAACGCCAGCAATTGTCCCCGTTCTACCCAATTTTTTTTTTACACCGTCCGTGGTTGTACCGTAAAAGTTTGTTCCGTCCCATTCTATTCCGGTTCCAGCCGGGAATCTTTTTTCGATCGTTTCCGAAAGACCGTCAATTTCTGTTCCGTGTTCGTATGCAACTCTTGCCGTAACAAGGCTTGCGGCACTGTTTGTTGTGTCATTATCAGCAACAGCATAATCTGCTGCTGCGCCTGATGGAATTTTGGGCTTGTCCGTAAGATCATTGTAACTTCCTGTTTTTGCGACAGTTTTTAATTTTCCATCAAGACCTTTGACTGCCATGGCTCCTGCCATGTACCCGCCGACCGTGTTTGCTAAAACAGCATCGATGTCGTCAATTATTTTTGTAGCGTCCGCGGAGCTGTTTATTGCTTCGTTTGCTTCGTTTACCTGTTTCGCGCCGTAGATACTGCCAGTTTGTTCGTAAACGCTTGCGTCCTCGAGGCAATACGTTCCGTCTCCATTCGCAACAAGTCTATATCTTCTCTTCCCATCCATGCTTTCGGCAAGTATATCGTCCTTAAAATCTGTCGCCAGCGTTCTTTTTGCCATTTCAATTCCTCCAACGTTTTAGTTCGGCTGCTTGTAAATGTCCTTTAATACCTCGGACTGATATTCCTCAGGTACGTACATTCCGTAATAAGCAGCGTTTACACTCTCTTTGTCTACCATGCTATTTACATAGATTCTCAGATCTCTAAAATACGTAACGTGATATGTTACAAACTGCAATGCCTTATTCACGATCAGAGCCATATCTGCATTCGAGTAATAGCGGCAGTGCTCGGAATGATCCGATGTGTGCCACGGTATAGACTCGGCTCCTGACATAACAAGCGTCTGTAATCCGACAAGGCTTGTCTGGTCTCGCTCTGTCAACGTAAAATGTTCTACAGTTCCGTTCGTAAGAGTGATGTCAAACCCTTCTGCAATGGTGGACTGCTGCTCGGAATTTAATGACAGGATTTTTTCTTCCTTTACATCATCCAGCGTAGGGACATATTCTATGTCTGCTGCAAATGTTACGTCAGATTCGATGCTTCCGCTTTTTGGAACCTCCGGAACCCAGCCGGTAAACCTGTAATTTTCTTCCGTTTCCACGCTGGGAACAATTATGTTTTCATAAGAAGTTTCGTGCTGCTCCGCATCTCCGGAAATTGTACCTTTATCTGACACAGTAAACCTGATTGTAGGAACAAATATTTTTCGTATTTTTGCTGTGAACTTTTTGTTTGTGTCTATGTCGCCAGACGCCGGAATTTCAGGAAGCCACCCGACAAACTCGTAACCAGAAATCGGAGAAACATCGGGAATCTTTAAATCTTCGTAACGGTCAACTTTTTGCACACTGTTTCCGATAATTCCACCATTTTCTGAGGATTTGAAAGTTACTGTTGGCTTTTCACAAAAAATAGCAGTAAACGTAATATCTTCCTTTATATCTCCGCCTTTTGGTATTTCCGGAAGCCATCCAGAAAATTTGTATCCTTCTTCGCCAGAAGCTTCCGGAGCAATCAGGCCGCTATAGTCATCTGCCTTTATTTCCAAGTTCCCGGAAAGATGACCATTTGCGCCGGCACGAAACAGAACTGTGTGCTTTTCTTTTTCGTAAACACTTCCGTCATTTGAAAGCTGATATCCATTGTATTTTTTTGTTTCCGAATCGTTCCTGTAGACTGTAGTGAAACCATGGTAATAATCTCCACCTATGTTGTTTTCGCAGTCTTTGTCTAAATACAGGTCAAATCCAGTTGTGTTTACCGATATTTTGGTTTTTGGCAGAATCGTAACGACGTTGTCTCCGCACGTAATAACAGAGCATTCTATCGCCTTTTTACTGTTTAAAAACTTTAAATACATAATCGCCTCCGCATGATTAAATTTTAATGGATTTGTAGTTTCCAAGTCTGAACTGCAGCCGTGGTATGCTTCCTTTTTGCCTTGCTAAAATAGCGTTCATAGACGATATTGCAGATTCAATTCTGTTTAGTTCATCCCATTTTATAAAAGCTCCGTTTGGGAAAAATCGCTGAGAAACTCCGTAATCTTTCGACAAGATATGATCGTTGATTGCGGATACGTTGCTCTCGATTGCATTGAATTCATTCGCCGTCCAGTATCCATCGTAAGAGTTTTTGCTCTCTCCCATACTTTCGAGCTCAAACGACGGATAGACCTGATTAGCGATACCGTGTATATACAAAATATTGTTCCTGATTCGGTTGTAGTCCTCGATATTAAACCTGTCCGAAGATAACCAATCCGTTTTCGGAGGTATCAACTCTGTAATTTCGTCAGGCAATTAAATCACCGCCTTTCTAGCTCTCATAGTTCCGCTCAGCGATCCGCTGAATTTAAGCTCGTTTTGGTATGTCCTTATTTCTGTTTCGCTTCCATTCGCGAGTTCTAGGTAAAATACGTCATTTGCGTCCGTTCTTGGGTCTCCACGCCACGGTATTTTATAGTCGACATCTCCAAGGAAATACGAGGCGAGCCATCGTTCCAACGCTTTTGCGTGCGTCGCGTCACTTACAAGAGGATTTTTCCATGTTTTTTCTTCTCCAGTGTCATTGTGCTTTACATGGTACGGGATCTCTTCTGTTGCAAATTCGTAACCGGATACAGTATATTTAATGGTTGTTTCTTCACTAACGCCAGCAAATGACAAGACCGCATAATAACTTCCGCTTTCAGTCACTTCTGCTGTGATATCTGCGCTTTCAACCTCTACAGTAACTCCGTAGCTTGCGTTATTAAAATATACCGTCCTTGTTGTATCTGTAACATTCAGCACTGTTTCTTGGGAAAATAATGCTTTTTTCTCTGATGTTTTTCGATATTCTGTCATCAAGACCGAAATCGATTTTATTTTATTTTGCCGTGTTGCGGTTACGGATGATGTTATGTCGTTTCTATCGATGTGGTAATCTGTTATATCTCCAAATGTAATGTTGTCGATTGTTACCCTGCTGTTCGGGTAAGATTTTGTAAAGGTAATCTGCATTTTGTCAAAAAGTGCGAATTGCTCGTTTGTTGACCACTCATTTTTTGAGATATCTGACACATGTCTACTTTCCGCAATTTCTCCGTTATAATACGTTTCGATGTCAAATTCTTCCGGAGGTACATTGCGAAAACGGATTGTAAGACCATAGGCAACATACCCAGCTTCCAGTTCAATTGTGATTGATGGGTTTTCCTCGAACAATCCATACTCGTTTGAAACAGAATTGCTTACATAACCAGTGTTTTTGCTTATATCATTTGAATCAAGGAAAAGAACACTTCCATCAACAACAGAAAAATCATTGCTGTATATCGCATAAGCATCTTTTTTAGATGGGCTTAGTATATTCTCTACATGGCTATAATTGGTCTGGTTTTTTGAACTTGCTACCATGTTAGGGATAAACGAAGATTGCATATGTATCCTGCTGTTTCTGTCCTCATAGAGAGTGCATCTTCCGGCATTTGCTATAACCTGCAATGCTTCGCTGTGCTTCAACACCGGAACAGGATTCTTTACAATAACATTCTTTAGGTACGGGTCGATAAAAAACTCTCGTTCGTCCGTTATGCCAGCGTCATTAAGCACGTCAACAGCAAGATCGTAAAGGCTAATCCCTTCTTCCTTGTACAGTCCTCTTCGATACGTTCCCGTCATATAGTCAAACCTATCTGTGGAAACGAACTTTGCCTCTGTATCTGTCGTAGACCAAGATTTTAGGTATGTTGTCTGCTCCGGAATCCATTCGATGTTTCCAAGACCGTCAACATCATATCCGAATTGTACTTTTATCTCCTGTCCTACTTCCATGTAGGCAAGGGCACTTTCCGGATTATCTGGGTTATAGTATTGGCTTCGATTGTTTACCGTAAGTGTCACATCATTACTGGGGATTGTGTCCGTGATAGAAGATACATATTCCTTACCGGCATAAATTATAACTTCATTGTTCCCAAAAGCATTTACGATTCCGCAGAAAAACTGTTCTATTCTTAATCGTCCATTTCCATTTATCATTTTTATTGGAGTAATGATAAAGTAAGATGTTCCATCAAACGAATCTTCTGTAGACCAATAGGACTTATTATTGTTCTCGTAGTGGTGAGAAACGTTGTCGTTTTCCACGATAAATTCTACTGGAAAGTATTCTCCGAAGTTTATCGTCAATCCTTTTATGTCAAGGCCTGTTGCTCCTTTAAAAGAAATCTTTATCGTGCCCAAAATGTTTAAAGAAACAATTCCGTTATTATAAAACTCATATCCAGAGTTTTCTTTTGGTAAAAAGTACATGCTACCATCGATTTTTGTAAAATCTTCCTCCTGAGTAGCATACACGTTTTCTACGGTATAATGATCGAATGGTTTCCTTTTGTTTGAAAAATATGTGACTTCTGTAACGTCGTCCAACGCAACGTTTTTCTGTGCTTCTGAATTTATGACGCCTATCGTCGCCTTAATGTACTCCCTGTTGCGTCCTATGCCCTTTATTGACTGCTTATAAGCTTTGCTCGCGTTCTGCATTTAACCACCTACCATCCGCAATCAATCAAATTGAAAGAAAGGGTTTCGTCTCTTGTAATCATGTGCGTTAATTTGTCCGCGAATAGCGGAACTCCCTTCCTGTCTCCCGGGTACATGGTAACGGTTATTGTTTTCCCTGGATTCTCCATATCTTCAAAGGTTACGGGGACGAAATAATCTTTCACGGCTTTCAATATGAGCGCTCTTTGTTCCGGATACAACCCAACCCACTTAAGATTTTCCAGCTTGTACAGATCGCGTCCTACCCTTTGTCCAACAACTGCGTTGTTTACGTTGCGCCCTGCATTTACCGTAGTCGATATCGTCCACGAAAATCCGGCTGCTGGGCACGGAAGGTCGTATCCGTTTACATTTAAAAATGAGGACATTGCCATAAAATCACCTCGCAAAAAGGCGGCAAGATTGCCGCCTTAATCTTACGTGAACGAATATCCGTTCCTTTTGCTCCTCGCATCTATGGCGGTTATAAGTTCTCTGCCATCAATGCTTATACTGCTTTCTTTTTCTGCTGTTTCTCTCGTATTCTGCACAATCTGTTCCAGATACGGCGCAAGGACGTTTTCTAGAGCAGATTCAACGCCGCTTCGAATGCCTTCGATTATCTGATCGTTATTTGCTACGGCAGTTTTCCCGTTCCCGAACGAGCCGACAAGCTCATTGTGGTTTGCATAAAACAATCCGTCTTCCGGGAATCCTCCGACCGCGTATGCGGGAATGCTGAAAGCAACTGGGTTAGATGCTGCATCGTCAGAGTGCGCGGATATTCCAAATGCGCCTCCTATACTGCCGATCACACCGCTTACTTTTTCGTATCCACTTTCCAGAAAATCTTTGACAGCTTGACCGGCTTCTCTCAGCTTATCGATAAATCCTGCAAGCTTGTCAATTGCGGATCCGATCGTGTTGTTGATGATTTCTTTTACACTCTCGAATTTTTCCTTTACTTCTTCCTTTAAATTCCGAAACTTTTCGATCAGTTCATCGGATTTTTCTTTGATTTTGTCAAATTTTTCCTTTACTACTTCTTTTACTTTATCCCATATTTCTTCCGCTTTTTCTTTTACCTTATTCCAAATTTCAACAATCTTATCTTTTATGGTTGTCCATATTTCGATAGCAGTTATTTTTATATTTGTCCATGTGGTAATCAAAAAAAGCTTTATCGCATTCCAAATCGCACTTGCAGTAGTAGAAATGTTTGTCCATGTTTTTGTCAAAAATGACGCAATGCTATTCCAAGCATTTGTTACACCTTCCTGAATAGATAGCCAACTGTTTGAAAAGAAAGCTATTAGCTCGGCAAAAGAATTTGTGAAAAATTCAATTATCGTATTCCAAAACTCGCTGATTCCCAGCAGTAAGCCCAAGATAACATTTTCACCGATCTCTGCAAAAACCGTGCTCGGAGAATGGATACCTAAAAGCTCGCAAACCGCCTCGACGATATCGCTGAAAATATTGACAATCGGTGCAAGTAAAAGTCCAAAAGCAGCAGAAATACCATTGAAAAATCCTTCTGCTATATTTTTACCGATCTCTTCTCCTTTGAATGCACTCCTGAAATTTTCAAGGCACTTTTCAAATAGTTCCTGCACCCAGCTTATGTCAAAAATGGATTCAATCGCTCTCTTGCCCACCTCGAGCGGTTCGCTCAGCAGCTCGATGATTCCGTCCGCAAGCAATCCAAGTGCATTTCCAATCCCACGTAGCAAGTCTCCGATTACGTTATCCCATGAAAACGGATCAAGAAATGTTCCTGCGATTTTGTCTTCCAGTCTAAAAAATAACTCCGCTTGCATTGCCGGATTCATGCTTTGAAAGATTTCCAGCCATGGTATTCCAGTAAAGAACGAAATAAAATTCTGAACAAAAAGACGCAATGATTCGAATGCTGCTCCTATTTTCGTGATGGTCTGTACAATCATCGTCCCTTTTAATGCAATATCAACTGCGACAACTGCAACCTTGAACGCAACAAGGGCTTTTGCCAGATCTTTCAGTGCATTTGTTACTCCCTCTGGTTTTACGCTGTTCAGCCACTTCTTTATTTCATCGAGTACGCTCAAAAAAATTTCACTGTTTGCAAAAGACGATATTTTCTCGGATAGATCGTGGATAAAGTCAAGCAATCCCTGACCTACTGTTTCTGCGAACGGTTCCAGATGTGACCACAAATCAGAGAGCTCCTGACGAATTGCTGACCAGTCTATGCTTTCGTTGAACTGTTTCAAAATATTCAACAGTTCAGGCAGCCCATTTTCGATCGTCCATTTTCCAATCGGTAAAAGCACCTGCGTATAAAAATCTGCCATCACGCCGGACAGCGCATCAAACACCGGAATCAGAGACTGCGTATACTGTGCAATCTGCTCCATCAATGGCTTAAAATCCAACCCCTGCGCCCAGATAACCGTTGCGTCTGCGGCCTGCCGGATATTGTGAATAATCGCCGCAAATATATCTCGGATGTTTTCCAACGTCCGCAGTCCTGCATCATTTGCGTTCCACGCTTCGCGGAAGTTTTTTGCCAGGTTTCCTACCACCAGCCCGATATCCCCGATGATATGCAGGATGTCCGCAAGCATCGCGATCGTCTCTTCCTGATTCCACATAATCAGGAAGTCTCGTCCAATGTCTTGCACAAGCTTTTTTACCTCATCCAGTGCATACTTCCAGGAGTCCATTACGAACTGGCCTTCCCGGTTCCATGCTTCTTTCAGAGGTGCAAATAATTTCGAAAAGAAATCTTTGATCTTGTCCGCCAGGTCTTTGTACTTGTTTTCAATTGGTTTTTCTTCAAAGTCGCTTCCAGTTATCCCACTTCCGGAACTACCGCCGCTGTTTTTGTCCGGATTGTTTATATTTAACTCATCAATTCCAAGAAGCGTCTGATTCAGCTTTTTGGCATTCTTGTTCGCCCCGCCGACAGCTGTTGCAAAATCATCCGCCTGCTTCTTTGCATATATAAACGTATTTTTGCCAGTCAGCGCAGAAAAAAGCTGATTTATCATATTTACAACAGCGATGATTTTCTGGATAATAAAGTCCAATGCCGGCGCAAATGCGTTTATAATTGGAGACACGGCCGCTGCAAAAGATGCGCTTAGTTGTTTCAATGAGCTCATCAAAAGAGACAGACTCTTATTTGTCTCGTTGCTGTACTGGGACAGACCAACCATTCCCTGTTTTACACCGTCGATAACTCCACGTAACGCCATTCGGACGACCATCAATTTCAGCATCTTGCTCGTCCGCAATAGGCTTTTTGCAAGTCCTGCGCTCGACAGATCAAGACCGCCCATCGCAGATTTCAGTTTTTTCGTCGGTGCCAGAGCGGATGCAACTTTCCTAGTGAAAGAACTTAAATGCTTATTAGCATTGGACAACGCAGAAGCAACAGGAGTAATATTTTTTCCAAGTGTTTTTGCACCATCAGAAATCCCTTTAAAATTAAGCTGAAATCCGCCAGACTGTGATAGTTCTTTCTGCTTATTGATAAGATCCTGGTATTCCTGTCGTAATGCAGCTAATTCTGCCTGCTTTTTCTTGAAATCAACAGTTGCTCCGTAAAATGGAGTAATAGAAGATTTTATGGACATTGATTTTGCAATGTCGTCGTATTTTCGTTTTACCTTATCAAGTTCTTTTTGGATTTCATTCATTCCATCTGTGGGAATAACAATTTTTGTGCTGGAAAGAGCGCTTGTTATTTTTTCTCTTACTGACTTAATGTCTGAATCTTTTACGTCTGCATCAATTTTGGGAACCTTAATATCAAGCTGCCCTGCTTTCCTTGCGGATTCTACCTTTCCTTCGTATACATCCAGCGTCTTTGATATTTGCTCGATATCGTATGCGATGCTTTGTAGCCTTTGCGTATCTACATTTGCCCCCAAATCTTGAAGCTTTTCCTGCTTGTTCAGGAGCTGCTCAAGCTTGCTTTGCAGATCGCTTACCCATTTTTCCATTTCGAAAAATCCGCTGCCTTTGAACTCTAGTGCCTGCACACTTTCCAACGTTTTTTCGAAATCGGAAAGTTCCTCTGCCGCTTCTTTTATGTCGTTGCTTTTAAGAAAGTCTGGTATAGGAGCCCCATCGTGTTTCATGGAACCGATCGGCTCGACTCGTCCGTTCTCCCATTCCTTGTTTGGTCTGGATTCCGCATTTTTCCTATCATACATGCGTTTAATTGCAGCATCGATATGACTCATATCCGATTCTGCCGGTTTCATAGAAACGCTTTTTAACTGCTCCAGCGCATTCTTTGCTTCGTTGATTCGAATTGTATATCTTTCAATTCCTTTAGCCTGTTTTTCCGGGTCTGAGGATGCAAGAATCCTGTTCAGCGCATTTTGAGCACTCCGAAGCTGATTCTGCCATTTTTTTGTTTCTGCTTCTGCGTTCGACGTGTCAACTTCTGGTTTTATGTCGATACTTTTTTTGCTTATTTCAGATACCAATTTTTTGATATCTGTTTTCACTTCTGCAACTGGTTTTGCGGCTTTTTTAAATTCTCCGGCAATTTCCTCTGCTCCGTCTCTCATGCTTTCGAAAGCTTTATCACCGCGAATTTTAGAAATAACAGAAGAAAGATCCCGCAGCTTAGATATTAAACTGTCAACTTCCGAATTTGCTTTGCTCGCGTCAGACTCAATTGATACTTCCAAGGAATCTATTTCATTCGGCATTTAAACCACCACCTTTACTTCTGTTTCTTTTCAGGGTGTGCAATTTCGAAGTTCGCTTTCATTGTTTCAAGTTTTGCAACAAACAATTCTCGCTGCTTCTGCAAGTCATCTTCGTTTAGTTGTTTTCTTTTTAAAGTCTCTTCTATTATTGGGCTTTTAAAATATTCTGATTTTGCCTTTTTCCCATTCAACAAGTGGTCTAAGGCAGTGTAAACAGCAGACAATGTGTACTGATTATTCAGCCACAACATACAGTCCTGCCGTTTTAGTTTTTCATTGTACCCGTGTGAGATAGCCCTAATAATTCTAGGGTTCATTTTCCAAAAATCATTCCACGAAACGCCCATGGAGTATGCTATTGGGAACCACTCTTTTTCAAAACGTTCTCTTTGTGAATTGTATTTTTTCCCGTTTTGAAATTTTTGATTTAGCCCGCCTGATCGTTCGTTTCCTGGCTCTGGCTGAGGCTGCGAAAAAAATCAGATTTTTTCATTTCCTCTGCCATAACGTCCATGATATCCTTAAGGCTTCCACCGTTAATCATATGGGCTTCCATTTCTTTTCCAGCGAACTCCGTTCCCCTTCCGGTGCACTTTGCGAAATATGCCCTCAGCATAGACATAGGTTTTTCACCTGCTCTCTCAAGAGAGACTCCCATGTCTTCCAGATCGCAAATAAAATTGAAATCAAACGGAACTGGTGAATAAATTTTGTTGTTAATTTTAAATGTTTTCATTTTTTTATTACCTTTCAAAAAAGACGGGGCAAACGCCCCGTCAAGCGATTATGCGAATGCAACCTTTGTGTCCATTCCTTTATACTCTTCAATCGTCAATCCCATTTCCACGGTAAGCAGCTCGTTCTGAGCAATCTCCGGCGCGGGAATAGCTGTCGGCGGTTCTGCAACTACAAAAAACGCATCGTCAAATCCCGGGATAATGGTCTCGAACCACATGCGTTTTCCGCCGTCAAGTGCATTGTAAGCAGTGATAACGCTGCTCCATTCTTCTTTTGTTTCTGATGTAAAGTTGACAGTCACAGGGAAGGAACCGCCTGTATCGCCACGTCCTCTGACGTATCTCGATACAAGGTCTTCTACGGCAGATGCATCAATCTGCTCGTTTTCGATTGTAATGCCACCTATTGCATTTATTCGATGCAACTGAGTAAATGTTGTTGGCTTTTCACCAGCTGTCGTCTCTGTCCCGTAACCGAATGTAATCCCAAGCGTGGAAATTCCAGCTTCCATAAGTTACCTCCTTTTTGTCAAAAAAATAAGAGCTTTTCAGCTCTTAATTCAAAATGTCACTTGCTCCAACAATTCTTTTTGCTCGAAAAGTGGAAGCTCTTATATCGTTTGAAACACTGTAAAAAACGTTCGATATTTCAAATCCATATTTTTTGAAAAATAAAACAGAATAAGAAGTAAGTTCTTTCAAATTCTGCTTTTTCCCTTTGTACGTAATATTTACCTGCATTGTTGTGCGAATTGCATTGATCGAAGTCCCTTCGATGTCTTTTCCGGTTTCCGACATTGACATCTGGCGAAGCAAAATTGTCGGAAAAATCGGATTTCCGTCTTGTTCCTCGTCCTGTGTAATGTTCATGTCTGGGTATTTCTCAGAAAAGTGCTTTCTCAAAAAAAATGAAAACATGGTAAATATTGTGGTTTCAAAATCCATTGCCCACATGTTGTTATTATCCATTTCCAAACACCTTCCTTGCGACCGAAACATAGTTTTCGATAATTTCCTGACCCGCTTTTAAAACAGGCATAGTTGCTTCCACGCCATGCGTTAAAACCAATTGACCGTCATCATCGTAATATCCCCATACTTTTCGCTGTCCATGTCCTGCGCCATAAGAGCCTATCAGAAAGCCGAACTCCTGCCCTTTAGGGTGTGGGCTTGTTCCTGCCGACCCATTGTAATAAACACCAGCCCCAAATTCGATAAACAGAAGTTCTTTGCCTTCTACGATAAGTTTTGCACGGGATACATTCCCGAACGATTCCATTTTCACATAACTGTAATGGGATGTATCAGAACCGCTTCTGACCCCATTTTCGTCATATGTATAGTTTGCCGCGCCCATGTTTTCGTCAATGACTGGTATTCCAGACTCTGCCAATGCTTTTACAAGTTCATCTGTTTTTTTTCGCAAATATTCCTTGTATTTTCGGAGCTCTTTTATTGCAATATCAATCGATTTAGGGGACAGCCCTATTGTGATGTTATGTCTTGCCATGTCAAACCTACTTAACGTTTTTTTGGAGCAAAAACAAGTCGACCGTCAATCCTTCGTCTGCAACTCCAATAACTTTATAGTCAGCGGACTTTGGGTCGGGTCTAAGATTTTTATGCGCCACAGAAGATTTTTTCCAAACAAGGCTGCCAACCGTTAGCGGCAGTCTCCCTTTATCAGACGCAATCTGCACGTAATTTGTGGATTGGTCTATCCCGAATTCTTTCATCAACGCTTCGCTTAGCTTGTTACTTATATTCGCAAAAAATTTGACCGGCTCTTCATATGCGGTTTCTGTTTCACCTGTAATAACCGGTACGGATTCGCCATCAATGACAATGTATTTAACGTCCCCGTTTTCGTCCAATTCGTACACGGGTCCTCTTCCATTCGGAAGCGAATACAGCATTTTTTGTTTATTTATGTCAAGCATCTTCTTTAATCTCCGGAAGTCCGGCGATACTTGTCAAAATAGATAAGCATCCTGCGAGAACTGACGCAGACGCTACCATAACCCAGTTTACGTCTCCAATGACCGCCGCCGTTCCGATTGTGGCAACTGCTGTCTGTGCACATGTTTTAACAGCTCTCACTGCAGCCGCCTTCATCCACTTCATACCGTATTCGCTCATGGTGTTGCCTCCTTGTTATTTAATCGTGTTTCGATACCATCTATGCGGTGATGCGCAGATTTTACAGACGCGTCAAGCTCTACGATTTTTTCACCGTGTGCCTGCACGTCTTTTTTTACGGCTGAGATATCATATTTAATATCTGCCGTGTTCTTGCTTATGATATCGAGTTTGCAATTTAACTCTGCATTCTCCCTTGCTCTGCTTTCGATATCTTTTGTGTCTGTTCGTTTGTTCCCGCGAATAGAAAAAAACATAGAACAAACGCTAAATACAATCGAGAAAGAAAGCGCAACAAGGCTTATGATGTTTGCTATCGTCATTTTTACCGCCTTATAATGTTTATTTCGCACACTACCCTCCACCTCTCAATGTGTGCGGCCTGCTGCCATAAGGCAACGCACAATCTTCTATGTATTACAAGATTTTTACAAACGGATAAATACCAGCAAACAACTCCTCTCTGTCTTTCCAGCTCCTACTTACGCCATTTTCCGAATAAGACGCCATGTATGACTCTCCTGCCTGAGAACGGTCGTAAACAACCAGATTCACAATATTTCCTTCGTACTTTTTCATATCCATTTCTATTTTTTCTTCTGTATAGCTATCTGGATACATTTTCCTTGAAACAATTTCCTGTTTTACCTGATCGATAAGCTGCTCAAGAAGTGGGTTGTCCTCCTTGCTGTCAAACACGACTGTGTCAGAATTTTCTGCGCTTTCAATATGGAATTGCTTTAATCGTATTTTTACCTGTTCCAATATTGAGTAAGCCATAAAACCCTCCTACAAATCGAAAATCTTCACAAAATGTTCCTTTATCGCGCTTCCCGTCATGGAATCTGCGTTTTCAATTCCATACTGCTTCGCGAGCGCTCTAAGATCGTCGACTTTCATCATGTTTATTTCTGTTTTTGTTTTCCGGAATTTTTCTGGATTTATTCCAGAGGCAGCCACTTCCGCTTCTGGAATAAATTCACCTGCTTTGTACCATTTTCCGTTTCGCTTTACTGTGTATTCAGCAATCATTTAAGCCTCCTAAGCGACTTTCATAACCACAACGCTATCCATTCCTTCAAAGGTAGGGAGACCGATCATTGACACTATGCAATGCGTATTGATCGGATGGTTTGTCGCATACGTGTACACAGAAATACCAGTTTCTACGATAGACAGATTGCCGTCTGTAATACTTCCGCTTCTTTCTTCCGGAGTCTTCCCGAATACATAATCTCCCAGGTAAACACCGCCAGATTGTGCGGAAATAATACCGGTTGGTACAAAATACTTTGTCTTCCCATCTGCAGGGTCTACATAAAGCTTGTCGTAAACCTCGATTTCAATTCCGTATCCACGCAGATATTCCGTTACCTGCGCCTGCTGCAGCCTGATTCCACCGTTATAAGCAGTAATGCCAAGAACCTGTTTCTTTGTGTCTTCCGCTTTCAGAACCATTTCCCACGTCTCTGTATTCATGGTAAACCTTGTAAGCGAATAGCCAGTTTTCTTTGCAAATGCTCTTCTTTCTTCGATCAAGTCATCCAGAGGTGTTGCCGTTGCCGCCTCAGACCATTTATCCGTATCACTACCGGAAATATCCACGAAATGGTCTGCTTTGTGCGCCACTCCTCCGTCGCTTGTATACTCGACTGTATAGCTCTTGCTTCCGATTGTTACGGGAATTTTTGGTACGCCGTCCTCCGGTGCTAACAGGTTCCAAATCTGTCGCTCCGGAACAACCATGGCGCCTTCAATCAACATCATTGGCTTCTTGCTGATCTCGCGAAGGACCTGATTTGCAAGGCTGGTGTTTTCTGCGCTTCTGTAATTGTCGTATTCCTGTTCTTCTTTTTCTGTTACCATATATGACTCACGGTAAAAAGGCATTTCGTTCTGGATATCGGAGAACCCTCCAACATCTCTCAACTCTGCCTGTGCATCAAAGTTAGATGCTTTCAGGGAAACAGGAAGTCCACTTTTCCCCTTAATGAATCTCAGCTCCAGAGAATCCTGTTTTCTTGTGCCGAATTTCTGCCTCCCGAGATACGGTGCGGAGCCAAGTGTTTTTTCGTAGTTATTCCACATTACGCCAAGGCTTCTGGCTGTAAATGCTTCGGATAAAGGTAATGCCATCCTTAATTTCCTCCTGTTTTTTAGTCAAAAAAAGTAACTCTCGGGGTTGCAGCCTTTGCTGTTGCCTCAACAGTTACTCCATTTTCAGTCAGTTTTTTGTTGTCGATAGATCCCTGATAAACATAAGTTCCGGGAGCATCTCCCATCGTTACATCCACGTCCTCCAGCAGATATCCAACGCATTTGTTGTCGTTGCTAGGGAATGGTGTACCGGCCTTTACGATCTTATTACCATTCCCATCCGGACTTGATACCATCGTCTGCGGAACGATGCATGCCGCTCCTTCATACGGGAAAAATTTTAAAATACCTTTTTTCTGGGTGAAATCCCTTTCGATTGGTTTGCCCATTTTAACCTCCTTAAATCACATAATGATTCTGTGCTTCTGCTGATGCCGCCTGATTTCCGAAGGAGATCAGTTCTGCATTCTCAACATCGGCTGTTTTTTCTTTATTTCCGCCTGCTGGCCCACCATTCGGAACAGCTGCGCTTTTTGCGATTTCCTGTTCCTTTGCTTGCGCAGACGCAGTTTCTTTTTCGGAGATAATTTTCCCGAGTTCAGAATAATCAAGACTTCCGTCGTCTTTCACGACCTTCTTTGCCAGCTCTGCCGTAATTTTAAAATTCGTCATAGCAGATTCTCTCTGATCTCTGATTGCATTGTTTTTCTGCAAAACAGCAATCTGCTTATTCGCTTCTTCCAAGGCTTTATTTGCTTTTTCAATCTCGGAAAGATTCCCGGATTCAAGCTCGTCAATTTTTTTCTGCAGTTCATCTGCTTTACTTGCTTTTTCTTTATATCCAGAAGCTTTTTCTTTTTCTCTTGCTACCTCGGAATTGTTCTGGTTCAAAAGTGCTGTAATCTGATCGTCTGTCGCATCTGGGAAAAGCTTAATTACCTGTTCTCTTGTCATAAAAAATAACCTCCAATAACTCACATTTTTGTTTCCGCAGGTCGTTCCTGCAAAGTTTTTATTTGCTATTTACCGCATAGCTGCTTATAAAAAAGAAAAGCCGCCATATTGGCAGCTTTAACTTCTTTCATATTTAACTACGCACCGGCAGTTTACTATTTCCTCTGGGTGCGCCCCAAGTGAATAATCTTTCGGAAACATCATTTCAGAATTTCCGACCTTAAAAGAATCGAATATTCCAATCTTTTTTCCGTCCACTTTTACATGTGTATGTCGGACTTTTTTGTCCTCTTTGGTCTTCCAAACTTTGTACTTAAACCCATGACGTACTGCGTCCTTTTGATTTATGTAATTTCCAATTACGTTTGCTTCATTCGCTGCAATATTCATGGATTTCAATCTGCATGTATCCGCGTTATAAACAAAATTTTCTTTTACAGAATCAATGATCTGCTTTGTAATATAAGCGGAATACGTAACGATGTACGTTGGCGTTTCTTTCGAAGAAATGTATTTTCTGCAGATTTCGCAATACTTTTCCTGAATATATTTGTATACGCTTTCGATATCTGAATCTGTAAGAAGATAAAACATAATAAAAAAAGCATCTTCCAGCTCTTTTGCAAGCTGTTTGCGCTTTTCCTTTTCTTCTTCCGAAATGTCCATTTCTCCGAAATACTTATCATATGAAACGACGTTTAATTCGTCATTTTTTAATCGTATTCCCGCCATTTTCTTTATTCTGTAATCTCTTCAAACCCGCTGTTTATCAGAATAGCCTTAACCTTTTCCTTTAACAGCCTTGGGCATCTCTGATACATTTTCTTTGCTTCTTCCATTGTCTCCTGAGACATAATTTCCTGTGCCCATAACATAGCCATCATAATTACCATCCTTTCTAAGCATTTAAGCATATACAATCTCCGACATTTCCATTAAACACTGTGTTAGCATCTTGTTTTGGTCTTGTAACTCTGCAATTTTCTCTTCTGCGCTCCTTTCTTCCTGATCCACCCAATCCAGATATTTACCTGGATTCTCTTTTACTTTCTCTAGGTCTATTCTGCCTTCTCTTGTTACGATTTCTCTGTAGTCGCATTCCCACACCGTCTGCGGATCTTGCGTTTCATCATACACGGTTTCCGTCCACTTCCCGTTTACGGCAATAAATATATATATTTTGCCGGAATCAGAAACATACCTAACACTAGGCTGCTCTGAGTCGAATCTTGCTTTCACGCGATATCACTCCTTTGCAAATGCGTATTGTTTTATTTGTATTATATTTCTTTTTGATGTTATGGCTTTCTGTGTTGTCTAGGATTCCTTTGTACGACATGCATTTTCTTGCAAGCCACAGCGGCACATTTTTGCTTTGCTTTATAAGTGCAATCGCATTTTTGTACGCCCTGCGAACACGTAGGAATACGCGCCGCCTGATCGTAGTGTGTTGCCTGTATATGCGCACTCCCATGATGTCGATAAAGTGTCCGTCATCTTTATTCTTGCTAACTGTTGTAAAAACCGACCAGCTGTCTTTGATTTCCAGACCCATTTCTTTAGCCTTTTGTATTATCATATCCATCGCTTTATGGATATCACTTGCGTTCGTGCCAAGAATCAGCATATCGTCCATGAAGAACAACTGGTGCTTTACAAGGTTAATCCGCTTCTTCGTTCCATTTCTTTTCTTTCTTACACGGTACATTCTTTCGGCTACTGCGTGATATACCTGAGATAAAAATAGGTTGCAAAGATATTGGCTCAAATACGATCCGATGCTCAGTCCTGTGTCAAACGTCATTACCAGGCGCCTTATCAAACCGAGTAGTGGCTTGTTTTTAATGCGTTTCTCCAAAAACTCCAACAGCTTATTCCTGTCTATTGACGGATAACACTTTTTTATGTCGCATTGTCCTGCGTATCTGATATTTTTATTTCGCATCCAGCGTTTTATCGCTTTAATCCCGTATGATTGACCTCTTCCTTTCAACGCCGCGCATTGGTATTCTCCGATTCTTTTCAGGATATCTCCCATAGCTTCTACGGCGATATAGTCATATATCTGCTGTTTGATGTTTTGGATTCCGATTCTCCGCACCTTTTGGCTGGACGCGTCAATTTTATTCTTGTACCATATCGGTTTAAATTTTATGTTATTTTGGATAATTTCTTCACGTACACCGTCGATTACCATTTCCACTAGGGGTTCCAGTCCCTTTATACCAAATTCGTTCAGCACTCTCCGTATAAAATCTGCCGGAAGTCCAGTGTACTCTGCAAACATCCTGTGCACATCGTTTCTTTTGTGTTTCTTCTTGAGACATTTATACACCGCTCTTTGTATCAGCTTTCTATCGGTGATATCGACCTTTTTACAATACGTTTTCATTTTTCGATTGTCTTTATAAGGGCTTTCGGTTTTTGCTACTAACCCCGACAAGCAGGCGTTCCCTGCCTATCCTTACTCCTTCCTTTGTGAAAGTTTTAGTAGGTCTATAAAAAGTATTTCGGGCATCTGCCCAAGAGCCTTTCGGCTACACTCTTTACGAGTGCGAAATACGACGCAAATATTTTTTTGTTTGTAAATTAACAATTTCAGCCGAGGTAGTTCCAGTTCGCCCTGTCGAGCCTGTTCCTGCAATTCACGTACACAGAGCCAGCATTCGACCCATTCCTGAGATTACCGCGCGCGCCGTAAGTCCTTTTAATTGTTCCGGTCGTATCAGGGGCGATCCCCTATTTCCTTCGGAAATTCACCCCCGACGACCTAATTTTAATCGCAGCCGAGGGAGTGCCAGCCCGCCCCGCCGAGCCCGCCCCAGCAACTCACGAACACAGAGCCAGCAGCCGACCCATCCCTGAGATTACCGCGTCCAAGATCTTCTCTGGTCCCAGATGTGTTTTTGCCACCAGAGTAGCATCTGTCTCCCCAGCCTTGCGAATCGCTTGCTCCGACGGTCTTTGCAAACCATGAGCACGTTTCCACATCAATGCCGATGTCACCAATCCAAAAATCATTTCCCTCGTTTCCGGGGATATTACCGATTAGTTTGTATGTGCTCTTGATCGTCGCTTCGTCTTTTACATGCTTCGTCCCTCTCGGCGCAATATATACATCTTTGCTGTAGTCCTCTTTAAATATCATAACCGAGTCTGCGTATACGACATAACCGCCAACCGAGCATTCCAGACCCATTACCCTAAACGGATGCTTGCCATCCGTGTTGGATGTCATTGAGCCATCGTGCTTACCGATTACTTTGTCTGTCGTGCCGCTCCACCAGTGCATCGACGTTAAAATTATCTTCGCATTTACGTCGTCACTCAACATAACGGGAATTGTGGTAAATCCATCCTCTACGTCCAGATACACAGCTTTGTTGTTTTCGTCCAGATCTTCGATCCTCAGCACTTTAACATCGTCAGCATACTGGTGGATCGTCGCGTATCCCCTGTCGTTAGTTACCGTGTTATCTGTGTTTTTAGCTCCGTATCCAACGGAGACGTAACCTCCAACAATGATTTGCGCCGCCTGATTGTTTGCAACCGGGAAGTAAGTTTCTTTTGCGCTTCTTTCTATCGACGCCGGAATCTGGAAATTGTAGTTCGTTGTTCCCTTGAAGGTTTTCTGTTCGTTTTTTGTAGCGTACTTGATTACGTCGTACAAAATAACGTACATGTCCCTTTCTTTTCCAGCTCCCCAGCAACCTTTGCCTTTTTTTTGGTAGTTGTCTATCATGTTGTTGTAGCACTGGTTTCTTGCTGGTTTTGAGTTTTTGAATGATCTCAGTAGACCATCCGCTCCAATACCGCTTACGTATTTGCTGTGGATTACATAGGACGCGTAAGTTCCATCTTCTTTTCTCGCCGTTTCCCATGGGATCAGCCCATAGTCATCGTTTGGCGTGTCCGATAGCGTCCAGATTTGTTTTCCATCTTTCTCGACAACCGACCAATACGGAGTCATTGCGATAACGCCTACGTCAACAGTGCTGTCGTTTTTGTATCCATCACCCCAGCCTTCAATTGCTGTTGGGATTTTGCGTCCATAATCGTCTGTGATGTAATTACAATTGTACCAGTTAAAAATACCGATACCCTCATAATCGTCTTGACCCTCCAAAGTATCAGTTGAAGGTTCACACACTTTGTCTTTGTTGGCAATCGTTTTTACACCGTCCGATGTTGGGTTTGTCTCTGTTAAATACAGCTCCGTCTGGTAAACTTTTCCGTTTCTCATCGATCCGAAAAATGCGTCCAGGATTCTTTCGTCAATGGTACTGTTTACCCTTTCTTCTGCTTTCTTTATCGCATCCCCTGTGGCTTTTGAATCCGCCGGAACTCCATTTTTTGACAGGGTCTTATCGGTTTCTACGGACACTGGATTTTTGATAAGATATTCTTCCACGGCCTGCTTAATCTGTTCGTCTGTTGCTCCAGAATTCTTCTTTATTAGATTTTTTAGTATTGCATATACTTCGTTTGCTTCCATTCTCCAGCATCACTCCTATAGTTCATACCAAGTTTTTGTTGTTTTTTCGAACTCATAAAACCTTCCTGTGTCAATCATTAAGCAGGAGCTACCTGTTGCAACATATGTAGGAAGCTTTGCAAGATCCTTTTGCAGTCCTTTATAGTTTCTGATATTGCCGGAAAATTTTGTGCATATGATGCTTCCCATGTCGGGGACGTCTTCACCAGCCATATACGTAACGCCGTCCTGAACGACATTGTTTTCATACTTCATTCTCTGGCTCCTTTCTAGGATCGTTATTTACGCTTTTTGTATCGACTTTTTCCGCTACGTCGTAAATCGTCTTCCACAAATTATCAATATACGGTTTCGATAAAAGGAATGTTTTTTCGGAATCCCCCCAAAGTCCGACTGTTTTAATCGCGACAAGTGGATGAATGCCAGACTGTAACAGCTGGTATAGTGTCTGAGACTTCGTATACATGTTGTCCTGTGGGCTGTGGTTAATTTGCACATCAAAATCCCTAATGGAAAGTTTCAGGTCAATTCCTGCCATCCTGAGTACGTTTAATGCAACTACAGCCAGCCTCTTTTCTGCTGTTTTCACAATTGGGTCTTTTAGCTTTGCTCTTGTTTTCGAAAAATCCCAACCATTACGCAGCTGGACAGCTCCCTGCGTATCTCCTCCTGTATTGCTCTGCTTTGTCGGTATTGCCAGAATAGAAAGTGCGTTATCCCACAAGTCATCTTTCGCAACCTGGCATTGCGTCTGATTAAGCTCTTGAGTAATCAGGTCTACGTCCGACTTAAAATCCTTATTTATGGACTTCACCACAAATGCGTGTTCCATTTTCATTTTTTCGAACTGTTCCGTGTCAATTTCACAGTTTACAAATTTTACAAACGATTGTATAAACTGTTCGACACCGTCCATTCGATTTGACTGCATCGTATTTACTGCGTCAAGAATAAGTACGACAAGTTCTATGTCTGATATTCTCTCGTGGTTGTTTGGGTATTCGACAATTGGTATTCCCCCGTATGTGTGAAGTTTTGACTCCACAACCGCGCTGTCAACTATCTTGAAAGACATCGTATCGGAAAATGCCATCTTGTAGTATTTCCCGTTTTCGTCCTTTAATTCCTGAACAGCGAGCATTGGCTCTTCTGTGCTTTTGCTGTAAATTACAAAAGTGTTCAAGGGCGTAGGAGCTACGATTCGGAATGGTACGTCTCCGTTTTTCGGTTGAATTGCTTTGAATGACGTTCCGGTTGCAGACTGCCATTCACCCGCTTTTATGTCTTTTTCTTGCTTATTTGCGTCTGCCATAAAATCGTTCAGCTCATCAACCGCTTTGTTTATTTTCTCGTCATCTCTTCTGCTTATAAACTGTATCGGTTCTCCGTATGTCTGCCCAACCTTAAACTGTACAATTTCATATGCGTGATTCTCTACGACTTTATTTATAATATCCTCGTTGGAAATTTTGGTTCTATAAAGGACCGGTTGATCTCCTTTGTAGTATTTCCAGAGATATTTTACGGCTGGTATGTTTTTGTAAAAACATCCTATGCAATTTCCGATTATTCTAACGACATTTCGTGAATTTATTTCTGTGGCATCCGTGTATGCTATTTTTCTTCCAAAATCACCGCTTACTAAATCGTTAAAACTGATTCTGTTCATGCTTAAACACCTACCAAATCGTTGTGCCTGAACTTGTATTTCTTTTCGGGACACGCTTATTCTCTGTAATTCCGGTGTCTACGTGAAATAGGACAAGTTGTCTGCATTTCCTGCACTCCACAATTATATTTATCTTTGATTTTCCGTCGTATCGTGCAACTCTTCTTTTGCATTTCGGGCAATAAACAAACTGTGAATGCATAACCTTAATCTCCGAAATAAAAAAAGCGCTGCATCCGCAACGCTTCTCTTAACTGTTTCTTTTCATTTTACATAATACCACTTTTACATTAGGACATTCTAGGACATGTTTTTATATTCTTCCCCGTACATTTTATCAAATGCTAATAATGCCTTCCCGTGTATCCTCGTTATCTGCCTGAACGAGTATTGCATATCAATTGCAATCTTTTCAAATGTCTTGTTTTCGATATACCGGGAAAACAAGACGCAATAGAAGGTTTCTTCTCTAATCCCTTCGATCTGCGATATAATTTTATTTTTGAGCTCAATGTATTCAAATATTAAGCGATTTAATTTGTCTTCTTCCTCGTCAATTCTGACAAACATTTTCCCTATTTTGTCAAAATCAGAGGATGTTTGCACCCTTTCCTTTGTATCAATCGCAGAAATATTTATTGCAATTTCTTTCAGCTGCGCAATCTCAGAAATCTTATTGTTTATCATTCTGTTAATTCTGCTTACTTGACCGAGATATTCTTTCGCCTGCATATGTCAATACCTCCTGAATGGATTTCTTACAGCCTCTACTTTTGCGACCCTGTCTCCTTTTGTTACCCTTAATGCGAAGTTCGAAAATACATCTGGTACATCATCCAATTGCTTTTTTCCGGACGCGGAATACCTCTCCAGTAACGACATCATTATCCCGTATGGTTCTTTTGGTGAGTACTTGCTTTTGTCTTTAAACACTATGTGTTGTAAAATCCAGTTTGAGCACTGGAATATCCTGGCTTCCTTATTCGTTTCTGTCGGCGTGTCTGTTATGTTGCAAATCCACCCCATCTTTTCAACACGTTTATTTACCTCCATAGCGACTCTGTCGCCGCCTGCATTTCTTTCAAATTCGCATTCCTGAACCTTGTTATTAAAAAGCAGATTTGCGGCATTTTCATACTGCATTTCATAATCCGCTGTATTGTCGCAGACGCAATCAACACAATAATAATCTTCTCCATATTTTTGCAATACCGGCATTACAAAAAAATCTGTGCCTTTCCCCTTTGTGTCGCACTGTGCTGTTATAATTTCCGGTTCTCCATGCGGTAAATTCAGATATCGCCTTACTTTATCATCAGGGAATACAAGACCTTCTCGCTCAATTGGCTCCTGTTTATATAGGCATCTGTAAGATACGTCATCCATCAAAAGCTGCTGGTCCTCAAAAAACTCTTTTGTAAAACCAGAAAATTCATAGTCGAAATTGCTTTCTCCTGTTACCGGATCGACATCAGGAACTGCAATTACCTTTACACGGTCATTCCCTGCGTACATGTTTTGCAACCGTCCTATAACGTCATGCACGCTCCACCTAGTAGCGATATGTATTTCCTTGCAATTACGTCCATCTGTATCCTGTATTTTTCTTTGCCTTGCATCTACGGAGTATTTACTCCAAAGCTTGTCTAGTATTACAGGATTCATCGCTTCTTCAATTCCACCGATCATGTCATCAACAAGCAGAAACTTTGATGCTCTTACTTTACCGGCATTCTTGCTTCCGACAGAAGTGCACTGCATCGACGGAAAAGATTTATACTTTCCGACATTAAACTGTTCCATTTTCGCATCTGTCCTTGTAACACGTAGCGACGGGAAAATTTCTCCCCATGTGTATTCTTCGGAATTGGTTACAATGTCCAGCATGCCGTCATAAAACATTCTCGTGATGTCTCCACTATGGGAATAAAAAAGATTAAAGTCTTTTGGAAACCATCCGATTACGCCTGCCGCAAAAAATTTTTCAATCGTAGTTTTCCCAGCGCCGGGTATTAGGCTGATGCAAAGCATATCATACTTGTCGTCAATCATTCCCTGCAATGCGTCCACTAACCCTATTTTTATAAGTTGCTTCCTGCGTGGCATATAAAACCTGTCTTTAGGTAGTCTGTTTTTCTCTATATACCGGAAAAAACTGTCTACGACCTTATTTTGCGCTTCCAGGAGTAATATTCCGTAATACAGTTCCAACACGTCGAACTGTTTTCCGCTCTCAAAGGAATACTTTTCCAGCTCCCATACAGTCCCGTTCGTCTTTTCGAGTATGTATTTTTCTGCAATTTCCTTTGCGCGCCTTGTAATTTTTAACCCAAGTGGAACATTCTTTTCGGAATTGATTGCGATATTTGCCGCCTCGGAATAAGCGTTTATTGCTTCAAGGGTTATCCCATAATTCCTGATGTAGTTTTCGTAGCTTTCGAGCGCTTTCTGCAATTTTTCAGACAAAAAAACACCTCTACTTTCAAAAGCAGAAGTGTTTTAAACTCCTGCCTATAATTTTTCTAGGTTAGCGGCAGCGTCTACACACTGTCGGTTTCGAATTCATTTTTAATGGGCACTCTGGGGCTCGAACCCAGGACAAGCCGCGTATAAGACGGATGCTCTTCCAGCTGAGCTAAGTGCCTTTGTGCGTTTCGGTCAAGGTTACGCGCCTAAGTAAACGGAGGAGAAAACAATCGGGGAGTAATTCTTGACCGCATTTTTTTATTTCGTGTGGATATCCGCCATCAACACACTAGTTCGGAGCTGCCGAACCTCTGCGGTATCACGGAATCGAACCGTGTAAAAAATGTGATTCTCAGTCCAACACATACCGCCGCTCAAGCATAGTGGGAAGATGCTCGAACAATACCTGCCGGGCGATTTGGCTCGCCCTTTTATCAGCTCTTGCTAGCAGGTGGAGTAGACATACAATGGGAATGAAAACGTATCGGGATTTAATCCCGAAGAAGAATGCCGGTATTGAACCGGTGTAAAGACTTTTTCTTTCATTCTTCATCTAATAGCTGCATCGCCTTGTTGATGTACCAATCGGATTTTTTCATATCTTCTTCGTAGTTCCCCTTACTTCCAGCACGGTATCGGTATTTCCATGCGTTACATTTGCAGAAGGCAATTACAGCTTCTCTTCCAAACATCGCAATCATTTCGTCGATGCATTCATGTTTTCGGTTTGTATAATGTTTTGGGTGGTTTACATTGTCAATTGGTTTTTCCACGTTCTCTTTCCTCCTGGTGTATCAGCTGGCAGCACACCATTTCTGACACTCTCATTCGTTCTCTTCGGATGCCGTGACCGTCTTTAAACAGTTCACATTCAAGCACCTTTCCGCAGTACTGACATTCATCGTTGATTTTCTTTCCGCAAATCTCCATTAGATATCACCATCTTTTCGATGCATGGATTTTTCGGCTTCAAACCCATCCGGATACCTGGAGCGTAGTTTTTCGACGTTCATCTGCATTATTGTTTCAAGATCGTATCCGATTCCCTGTGCAGTAACCGCAATATACCATAAAATATCGCCAAGTTCCTTTGCAAGATGGAGGTAATCAAGTTCATGACCCTGGAACGTAGCCTTTTTCACCATGTCTATTGCTTCGCCGGCCTCACCGTTTAGCCCCATAACTCCGTTAAGTATGAGATTTTCCGAAGTAGCTGCACAAACGCCACTCGCTGTTCTCATTGCTTCTTTCTGGTACTCGTTAAATGTCATTGCTTCCATCCTCCATTTCATCACATTCCTCCGTCTTTTTTGCAAGCGTTCCAGCAAAGAATATCATCGCTTTCAGGAACACGGAAATGATAACCATAAGGCCTAAATAAGACGGAGCCCCTATTCTCCACAAAATATACATAACCGCGATATCTGTAAACATTTATTTCACTTCCTCCACTCTTATGCAGTCATATCTTTCAGAGTTTATCGTGTTTTCCATAGCTTCAACTGGGTTACATCCAAGATTCTGCAGAATCTGTTTGAATACTGTTGCAGACTGCCCACTGGCAAGCTGCACTCCTTTGCGGCTATGATCTGCATGAAATGCATCGTGTCTGCTATCAACATTCCAGAAAATAATATTCGGAATCACATATCCAGATTTATGGAAACTATTTGCCATTTCATCGTAAAAAATCCATTCTCTATTTCCGCAGGAATCAATTTCCATGTCAGAGATAACAACAATCGCTTTTGGCATCTCCCCCTGCGGTATGCTATGTCTTTCGGCAATTTCTAGGACTCTTTCAAACGCAGCCCGCAGGTCCGTGTTATTTCCCCAGTTTGCTCCGTTTACGTTTCGTATCTTTTTCCCGAGCGTTTCTCCTCTTAGTAATACCGTTTTTGGATCACCAGAAAACGTCATAAACAGGTTGTGATATGCTCCGACATTTCTCTCTGCAAAATAGACCGCCAATCCAATTGCTGTTGCCAATGGCCTTCCATACATGGACCCGGACACATCCGCCATGACTAAAACGTTTGTTCCTTTCTCCACATAATCCGGTAATGCTTTCCACTGAGCTTCAAGTACTTTATTATTTTCTTTTCCGTAAAGTATTTTCTCAACAATATCGTATGGGAACAGCGTTGAGGCATTGATCTTCACCTCCCCATTTTCTGCCTTGTTGATAAATTCTCCAAACCTATCGGCATCATGTTTCATAAATGTCTTGCGGTAAATCATCATCGCACGGCTCGGAACTTCTGGGTATTTGATTTCATTCCATCTTCCGGTGGACATAAAGCTCTCAACAACGCCGATCCGTTTTCTCATGTTGCGCACAATGCGCTTAAAATTGTAGACCGGATAGCCGAGTTTCTGCGCCGTAAGGATTCCGAGCTTTCTTGTGGCAACGCTACTTGCGTCTGCGGTCTTAATCCACTTTGCAAGCAAGGAAATTGCATTTCCAGCATTTAGGTTCTGCAAATCTTCCTCAAACTGATTTTTCATTGCAGACCACATATCGTCCTCCAGTGGAGTACCGATAAGTTCGTACAAGTCATCATATCTTCCGAACACGCCGATCAGATCAAGGTTTGGCTTGAGTGCTTCCGGATGCTTCTCTGCCATATAGCGAATGATGGTTCTGAAAGTCTTTCTTTCCCCGAGGCCGCCCCGAATGTCTCTTGCGTAGAACGCGATTTTTGTAGCAAATAGTTTGTCCTGTGCGTACGCCTCTGCAAATAGAGTGGTAATTCTGCTCTCATCAGCCTCTCTCAGCGATCCAATTGTGCCAAACAAATCCAATCTGGCATCTCCAGTGGTACTCAATGCCACTGCACCATTTTCTGTTCGAGTAAGTCTTGCGTCTCCCATTATTGCTTCTGCAAAATTCATGTTTTCCTACCTTTCCAGGACTCACATTTACGGATTTGAACCGTTCGCATATTGTTTTTCAGACAATTTTCTTAACCATTATGATTGCTGCAGGAGTCCCATAAATTTGATTCATGACCACTTTTCATTAGCCACGTCCAAAGATCGCAGCCTTTTGATTTTGCATAATCAACGATTTTAATTTTGCCGTTGTGGTCACTTAAAAGCTATTTCAGGATGCTTTTGGTTTTATGATTAACAGTCATATCCATTTTATTGCTGTAAGCATCCAAAAGTTGCCCAGATGAGAATTGAACTCATAATCTTATTTGCTGTTAGAAACACCTTTGACATGTTTCACCCGGTTTGCCATAACCGGAAATCTGGGCGATATTTTGCAGGCTCAGTGCGAAAAGTTCCTGATTTGAGGCCGATAACTTCCATTCGCTGTGTTTATAATACGGCCACCTGCTTTGTCCACCGGAACACTAAATCAACTGTCAGACAGTCAGCGATATTCTCAGCAGAGTCGGAGAAGTAGGAGTTGAACCTACAGTGTTCACCACGAGGGGAACGGTTTTACAGACCGCCGCAGCACAACCGGTAGCTGCCTTTCTCCGTCTTTAATTTTTTTGTTGCTATTGTTTCATCGTTTGTGTAGTATGTATTTGTGTTGCCAGTAGGGCTTTTTTGTTTTTGGGGATATTTTGGGGGCTTAGTCGGCCGGCTGCCGGGATCCCGTCCGACCCCCTCCCCCGTCTGGTCATCAGGTCCCGAGCCGCAGCCCTCAGCGCGTCGGATCCCGTCTTGATTCAATTCTAAATTGTTTTAATTTTCCACTCATTTTCTACAATTCATTTCAACTATTCGTTAAAGTAATGTTTAGTGAATAGTTGGTGTCCTGCAACCCGCATAAATGCAGGCTTTTAAATTGTGCCAAATTACACACAATTTAATCTGCATTATGTAAACCGTTCGCAAGTAAGTTATCAGACAATTCCGCTTGTTTTGGAGCGTTTAAAATAGGCAGATCGTCCGCAGATAGCAGCTGTTTGTCCTGCGCTATTGCCCTTACACCGGGCATATTGTACTCAAATTTTTTGTTAAGCCGTGCAAGGTACGGCACCGGGCTTCCCTTGTTGTCCATCATCGCCCCCAGAAGGCTGTTTTCCTCGTCTCTGTCTATTTTTTGTCCCAAAAGAGAGCGTTGTGTACTTAGCCTGTTACTCTCCCACAGTCTCACAGTATATGGATCTATCCCGGTCATCTCACAGAATCCGCTTATAGATACTATTTTACTGTGATTATTGCATATCCTCTTATATATATAATTATATACATACTCCACTTTATCTAAGTCGTACTCATTGTGTATTAAGCTATCTTTTTTAAGTAATTTTTTACACGGTTTAAATAGATCCAGATATATCTCTGTTAATACATCCATCCATACTGTATGTGGTATACTGTACTCATCAAAACCGTATTTATTACAGTATTGTACAATAATATCTTTAACTATTGGCTCTATATCCTCTACAGAGTTTATAGTCTGTATATCTGCATATATAATTTTATCCGTCATGGATCTGTACACCTCCAATCTATATAAACCATATAAAAAAATACATCCAGACTTTACAGAATTAAAATTTAACTGTTTTATCTGGATGCATTTAATATCTTTTGTATTATATACCGGATCCTTATAGACCGGTTATGTATATCTATAACACGGTTAAAATATTTTGTCTAATGATAAATAAAAAATAGCCGGGGATTATTCCCCAGCTATTGCATGTTCGTGGTCGACGGCTTATATTTGCTCGTCATACCATTTCCGCAGCTCTGCGCAGCGGATCTCGTAAATTTGTTTTACAGTACATCCAGATAGACCCTGTGTCCTTTTCCGTCCTTGTCAAGAGCATAGAAACAAGGTCTCTTGTCCCCTTCCAGGACATCGTCAATATCATAATTCCAGCCCCAAGCGGACTCTACAGCTAAGCCTCCGGAAATCGTCTTGTACAGCTGGAAGCAGTTGTTCTCGGGGAGTCTTACCTCCATTTCATCGGAGCAAACGCCCTGCGGGTGACTGCCTGCGTATGTGTACACATTTCTTTTTTCTGCCCCCAGAACGCCATAATTCTGATAAATCGAAAATGTTTTCGATCTGCTGTATAATTTATCTTTTTCCATTTTGTGCTCTCCTTTTTTATTTTCCTTTTGATACTGTTATTATAAACCAAAAAAAGATTTAATTTCAATATCTTTTTAAATCTTTTTTAAATTATTTTATTCCACATATTTTATTATGTTCCCGGGCTGCATGTCTAGCAGCTCACACAGCTTTTCTATTGTTTTTATTCCGACCATTTCATTTTTCCGTATTTTTTGCATTGCGGATTGACTTATAAGCCCCTCTTTTAATATCCTTGTGCTGTTATATCCGCTTTCTTTTAACGTCTCCAGTACATTAATTTTATAGACTAACATTTCTTTCCCTCCTATTTAATAGATTATATATATAGTAGCTTTCTTTTGCTTTTTTGTCAATCTTTAAAATAATCTAAAAAAAGTTTATTTTACATATTGACTTTAAACTGTTTTCGGTTTATTATAATAACTGTAAAGAGAAACAAAAAGCCGCCCGGAATCCTACCACAGACAGCCGGACGGCACCAACCAAAAAAGAAAGGCGCCTGTATTATATCACAGGTAAAAGGAAAAAGAAATGAAGAAAAATGATTTATTGGCTGCAATTGAAAGCACGAAGACAAGAAGCGCATGGGAACGGGGCGTGAAAGAATACGCCGTGGAACTCGTGGAAAATCTTGACGCTGACGATATACCCGAGTGCCGCCGCGATCTGGAAAAGCTCCTTTTAAGTGGTGCGGAAACATGGGATGATTATAGCTGGGGCGGTTGCTCCTTGATTTATAATCAGGACATTGCCCATAGACTTTGCTCACCGTCTGAGCTCAGAAGATCCCGGAACGGTGAGCGCAAGCCAAACGGCAGAGAGCAGTGGCTAGATACTCAGGCGCGCGCTCTTTACCAAGCAAGCAACCTTATTTATCAGCAAATCTAACAAAAAGAACAGTAAGCGCGGTCGGCGCGTTCCGGGGTTCAATTCCCCGGCTTGCTTTTATCTAAAATAAAAACAAAAAGGAGGATTTTGAAATGACAAAAAGAAAGGTTTTAAAAAATTTGCTGGGGCTGGTCGGCTCCGAATTTGACGCCGAAGACGTTATTTGTGCTTTTGAGGATTACAAAGAGCGCGGAAACAGCCTCGTTATCGTAACGGAAAATCGTGATTTTCCGGGCTATGATACCGCTGCATATATAGATAACGGCGTGCGCGGTGGGGTTGTTTTTTACATCGCCACAAATACAGATAACATAGTAACAGATGTCATGATGATAAATTAAATAGCAGTCGCCGCAGAGGATGCAAGCCCGGATCGTTACCGGGCGGCGGTTTTTTATAATCCCGGATACCGGGGAAAAGAAAGGGAATAAAAAATGAAGAATAGTGTTTTAAAGACTGTGAAAAAGTATAATTTAAGTTACCGCGTGCGCGCGGTTTCCTGCGGTACGGAATTTTTGGAAATTATCGCGGAAAATATTCCAGAATTTGAGATGGTCGCTTCCGCTTTCCGGCGTATGCGCGGCGTATACGTTGACAGCCATTTTTATACACTCTATATCCGGATCTATAACCTGGACGAGTGGGAAGCGTTAAAGCGATTTTCAGCTGCAAAAAGTGAGCTTGTCGACATATTTTATATGTCCCTGCGCGCTGGCAAAAGTCCGGATGATGCAAAAAGAGATCAATTTTCATTTTGCGCAGGCCGTCCGGAATATATAAGCGCATACAATGCAATTTACAACTGATCTTTTATTTTTGGGTGGCTAGTCCGCCCATTTTTTTATAACAGAGGTCGTAAAATGGCTAAATGGGATATACTACGCGCAGATCCACTATATTGACTGCTATTGTGTCCGGTATATGGTCGGATATATACCACCGGATCCGGTCCGGCAGGTTACTTTTGCTGTATTGGGTCGCTGCATCCGTCGCGCATGTATTAAATTCTGCGCGTTTTGCTCTGTATGAGCTGTGCAGATCCGGCAAAAGATCCGGTTTTATACAGACGCTTGCAGCTCGTCTTTTGTCGTTGCATTTTTTACGATCCCGTTTTATAATTTTGCTAAATACAGCCTTGCGCAGCTGTTTTGTTTGCGTACCATTTTTTTACATGGATATTATGCCTAATTTTAACGCGTTAAAATTGAGTTGAAATTGAGTTAAATTGAGTTAAAAAGACCGGACGCAGGCGCGGCGCTCTGTTTTTCGCGTTTTCGCGTTGCTTCTTAGTGTACCCGCTTGTTTGTCAGCCAGCCGCAGGCGCTACCGCTCCGCCCTGCCCCGATTCCGTGACCGCCGCCGCAGGCGTGGCGGCATGGGGCGGCTGGAGGGGGGGGATGGGCATAATTTTTTTTCGCGGGAATTTTCAGGTACACATCTTTTTTGAGCGTTTTTTCGGCAAAATTTTAAAACCGGATTTTTCGAAAAGCTCAAATTTGATTAGTACGCGACTTTTAATTTCAAAAAATTTTTCTATGACGCTTTTCTTACGGCAAAAAGAATATTATCCACAACATCAAATATGCTATCCCCATACGTTGCCACAAAATCACAAAGAAATTCTTCCTGTTCAATCGGTATATGGATGCCATAAGAAAACATAGTTGCATGGCACACTTCGTGCAGTAGCACTTTGCGTAAAAATGCCCCATAAAGCAAATTCGATACATATACGCATTTTGTATTTGCGTCTGTTACAGCGACGCTCCTAGAGCCGTCTGAGCGCGTCAGAAGTCTATTCCTTGCATCGACATACACTACAGTCCAGTTAATTCCGTTGATTTCAAAATTCATACAGATTCCTCCTCGAAAATTGTAAGTCTGTAAAATGCGTTTTCTAGAATGAAAACATGTCTTTCGCCACTTGTGGAGAAATTTCGTGCCAGCAAGTTGGCACACGCAATGCAGAACAGCATTTTCTATCCAGTCTCATCTAGCCACTATTTCAAAAAAATTTAAGGAGAACTTTTCCGCCCTCCTTATCATTTGTTCTTCTGCTACTTCAATTCTTGTTATACCTCAAAACTGGATCATAGCTCGCGATCATGTATTTCATTCATGCATATTTGTTTTGTATAAAAATATGTTAAATTATATTTTATTTATTATTTACTTTTTCCCTATATTATGATAATATAATTATGCTGTCATTTCAGATAGCATAAGAGCGCTGATTTCTCCCCGGATTTCCAGCGCTCTTTTATTTTCATTTGCATTATTTTTTATCCCATGTTATGCTTAAGTTGTTTCAAACAGCGCACCCTATTGTCTACAGTCCAGCTCACACCCAAAGCTGGGCTGTTTGCTTTTTATTCTAATTCTGAGCAGAAAAGGGGCTAAGCAGCCCCTTTTCATCACATCTTAGACACAAGCGTTGTAAGCTTTGTTTTTGCCATCGTGCGCTCTTCCGGTGACATATCCGCAACGAGCTCCGCCATGTCTTCAGACAGCTCTTTCATATATTTCTCAAGTTCCTTTATCTTTGCCTCTTTATCCTGCTGGGTATTGCCTTTGTGCAACTCCTTGCTTTCCATGTATGCTTTCCGGTATAATCCGGATCTTCCTTCGTTCCTGTCCCTTGTCTCGCCTTTTGCGTCAGAAATCGGCTCCGAAAAGTACATCCGCCCCCTCATCAGATCAAGGTCTCGCATCCTTTCTTTTTCTGGAAGGTTTTCCCATTCCCTGTAATCAGATGGCATCTGATGGTAATATGGCGGCTCTTCGTATCCTCTTCTTGTCCCGCGACCTTTCGGTGCGAACCTACCGTTTTTGTATCTGTATTCATCGTAAAATCTCCGATCTCCGTACCTTTCTACCGCATCCAGCAAGTCGCTCGGTTCAAATTCTTCCATGCCATTTGTCAGGGTTCTGTAGTACATTGCTTCTGCGAGATCTTTAAGCATGTCTGTAACCTGCCCCATTTCGCATGTGTCAATGTTTTCAATTCCTTTGTCAAATTCTGCTTTCGCACATTCGGAAAGCTTTTCGATCATGCAGTGCATTCTGCTTACGTCCATAGATCATGCCTCCCTTGTAACTACAATGTTTGCATTCGCTACATCAATTGCCTGCGTACTGGTATTTTTGACCGCGATATTCACACAGCATCCTGCCGGTACGTCTACATATACTCCCGCAGACACGTTATTGTACTGCGACACTGCTGCTGGAGTAGATCGCATCTGGGAAGAAAGAAGCGGTTCTCCGCTAATAGCAATAGCAAGAGAGACTTCTCCTGCTGTTCCACCTGCCGGTACTGCAATATTTGCAGAGAAGTTTACAAAGTATCTTGCACGACACTGATTAGTAAGTCCTCTTAAAGTGATAATCCCGGAACCTTCGCGATGTTTAATGCAGTTACCGGGCTTAACTGCCGTATTCGTAAAGACCACATTTCCATTCTGCGCCACTTCCTGCGTAGCCACAGTTACAAATTCAGCCATAAATTTTTTACCTCCATAAATAAAATCAAGGGCAAACCTTTAAGTCTGCCCCTTTTTGTTGTAATACTGCTTTTTAGCAGACATAACCCATTTGGTTAAGTTACGCAATATTCAGTTTTCAACATCCGCAGCCGGCATTGCATCCGCAATATAAATTCGGATTGGGAACCTGATATGCCGGAATAGGAGCCGGGTTCACAGCGTTAATAATCTGCTGTGTCTGAGCAGCCATCTGGGTTGTGAGCAGAGCGCTCTGACGATCCTGAGAAGCAGCCCGACGAAGATCATTGTTTTCCGCCTGCAGGGAAGAAATCTTTTCCTGACACAAATAATCAAGAATAGCCCTCGTCCCCGCGTTCTGGCTGTCAATAATGTCTCTTGTATTGCTGTTCATGGTATTCTGCAGTGCGCATGTATTCTGAGCCATGTTGTAATTTACACCCTGGATAGCTTCGCGAGTTTCGCAGCAGCAGTTTGCAAGCTGTGCCTGCAATGTATTGGTGTTCTGCATGTTTGCTACTGTATCAGCATTTATGGCCTGCTGGATACCGTATCCTGTCTGCAAAATGTTGGTGTTAATCCCATTAAACCCTGTAAGCATTGCGTTGTTTGCAGCATAGAATCCATCACAGAGACCATTTGTGATACCGTCGAGTTTGGAGATTACCGCCTGGTTATCAAAACCGCGCTGGATATCTGCCTGTGTAGCTGCTGTTGCAGCATAGCCACCTCCATTGCCACCAAAGCCGCCCCAGCCATTATTGCCCCAGCCAAAAAGCAAGGCAAACACTACAATAATCCAGAGCCATTCGCCGCCCCATGCACCTGCGCCATCTGCGTAGTTTCCTGTGGCTGGCATTACCGGCATGGTAAATGGAGTGTTATTTGAGTTAAACATACTGTTTCCTCCTGATATTTTATTCATAAAGAGGCCGCGCGTATCCTCTAATATGCTTTTACATTCCCATCTGTTTTTTGATCTGATTCATCATTTCATCCGGGTTTATTCCTTTTTCTTTACATAAATTTTTAGCGATATTTTCTATACCACGGAAGTCTCCTTTTTGAGCCATTTCAAGTGTATTTTTCGCCATAGGATTTCGCATAATTTGGTTGTTTCCCATCATATTTTGTAAAAACTGTTGAGGGTTTTTCATTGCTTGTGTCATTTGCATCAGGTTCATTCCGTCTCCTCCTTTTTGGAACGATTTACTTGCTGCTTCTGCGTTGATTTATTCATAAAATCATCGATTCTTTTTTCCAGCTCGTCAAACCTTTCCATGACTGTTTTAGTCAATTTTTCTGTCGAATTTATTTCAGAATTTTCGACAGTTTCCGTTGACTTATTATTCAAAACAGGTTTAAATAAAACTGTGCAAATTGTTCCGTCAGAATTCCACTTTTTAGCGTATATTTCTGACAGATCGTTTTTTGGGAAAAACGCAACAGAACCATCCATTGGCACGTCGTTTGCGGTTATGTTTTCTACGGTTTGTATAACCTTTCCGTTTATGCCAATTTGCTGTTGAACTGGCTGGTACTGTTGAACAGGAATTTCCTGCTGTTGATACCCTCTTTGCTGTTGTATATATGGATTGTAATTGCCATATTGCTGATACGACATCGGTGTGTTATATCCGCTCATCGGCTGGTAAGGATTTATCTGCATCAAGCTCCTCCTTTTCCAAAACTTCCTCTACTGCATGCACCATTATTGACTGATAAGTAAGGGGCACTTTTCTAACATCTTGCCTGATAAATATTTTTTCCAAAATTTCGTCAGAAAACATATGTTATCCCTCCTTCTGATTTTATTCTGGCATAAAAAAAGCCGCCAAAAGCGACTTCAAAACGTCAATTTAGCGACAAATTCCAATTTTCCATTTTTAAAAAACATGATAAACACGGCATTAGCATTCGCTATATGCAAGACCAATGATTATTGGCGAGATCCGGCGTTTTCTACGGGACAACAACTCCATCCGGGTCAGCCGTTCACTGCGCGACACCGCCTATAAAGCCATCTACGCGCGGGAAATGCTTTTAAAAAAGAACCAGAAGGAACCGTCCATCACCGAGGTTGCCTCCGAGGTCGGCATCTCCCGGGAGGATATTGTCTATGCCCTCGACGCCATCCAGAATCCCATGAGCCTGTATGAGCCGATTTTCACAGACGGTGGAGACACGCTCTATGTGATGGATCAGATTCGGGATAAAAAGAACCGGGAGGAAAACTGGGTCGAGCATCTGTCTTTGTCCGACGCGTTAAAAAAGCTCAATGCCCGGGAACATGAGATCATTTCTCTGCGCTTTTTCGAGGGAAAAACGCAGATGGAGGTTGCCGAGCTGATCGGAATTTCCCAGGCACAGGTTTCCAGGCTCGAAAAAAATGCTCTCCGCATCATGCGCGCGTATTTGAGCGCATGA